GACCTCGCCGCTGCGCTTCAGGCGGTCATCTCCGGCAAGGCAGATGCAGCAACAACCCTTGCAGGGTACGGCATCACGGACGCAATGACAGCGGACGAAATCAGAGCCGCAATCAGCGCGCAGATTGGAAGCACCTATCGTCCTGCTGGAACAATCGAGGGCAGCGCACTTATCGCTGACCTTTTGGTTGAGGGCAATGTAGGCAAGGTGTTCAACATCAGCTCCGACCTTGCTATCACAGCAGAGAACGAGGATTTGTTCGCAAATCTCGTTGCTGGCGACAAGGTTAAAAAGGGAGATGATGTAGGCGTTGTTGCAGTCGAGGTAGAGGGCGCAACCTCTTACCTGTTCAACGACTTCGCAGGATTCGTTGACCTCTCCGGGTACAGCACCACAGCAGAGATGAATGCGGCTATCGCAACGGCAATCGCTGATAAGATTACCCTTGCAAGCCTGTCCGCAACAACTACCGGCACAGGTAATGTCGTTACGAATGTCACTTACGACAATACCACAGGCGAGTTTACAGCAACCAAGGGCGACACCGCTGTCATGGCTTCCGAGCTTGTAGACCTTACGGATGCAGAGGTTGACGCACTTTTTGAGGCAGAGTAAGTAACCACACAGGCAAATAAAAACGGAGGTTAAGCAATGATAAAAAGGTTCAGCCCTAATAACGCCGCACGCTTCCGTCAAAACAGCCTTGCAGAACTGAACGAAGTAACCGCAGCATTAGATAATGACATCTCCCAGATAGTTGACGAGGTGGACGGCATCGAGGCTGCGGCTTGCTCGGTCAGCTTCGATTCCTCAAAGGGAGTGGTGGTTACGACAGGAATAACCGTTGCCACCACAGGCAATGAGACGGAAACATAGAAAGGAGCTTTTATATGGCAAATTCAGAAACGGTTGAATATGTAGACCATATTACAATCGGCGATAAGACCAAGTATTACGAGGATAAGAAAGGCAGAGAAGATACCGCCGCCATCGACCAGAGAGTGACCGCTTTGGAAAACGGTCAAGGAAGCTCCGACTTTTCGGATGAATTGGCACAATTACTGTTTTCGGGCAGCGGAACGGTCAATGCAGGTATCAAAACTTCAAGCGGAGATGTCCTTGTAAATGAGGACAGCAAAGCAATCACGCTGTCAAGAACGGTAACAATATAGAAAAGGAGGTTTAGTCAAATATGGCAAACATTTTAATTGACGATTTACCGGCTGCCTCCAACTTGCAGGATACAGACATTGTAATCTTGCAGCAGTCCGGCGAATCTAAGAAAGCAACATTAGCGCAGCTCTCTGAAATTATTGGAGGTGGCTTGGAGGATTTTGGAAATGCAGGTTTCCACAACTCCATCTACCGAGGAAAGAGCCTCGGTTCAGAGGTAACAGCGGAGCAGTATGAAGCAATCGCAGCCGGTACATTCGAGGATATGTACATCGGAGATTATTGGACGATTGACGGCGTAAACTACCGCATCGCTCACTTTGATTATTGGCTGCATTGCGGAGATACGGAATGCACCACACATCATGTAGTCCTTGTACCTGATACGAACCTTTACACAGCAAAGATGAATGATAGCAATGTCACGACCAGAGCTTATGTAGGTTCTGCGATGTACACCACAAATCTTGCACAGGCAAAGACCACAATCAATAATGCTTTCGGTGCAAGCCATATCCTCAACCACAGAGAATATCTGGCTAATGCAATGAAAGCGACAGCAGACCCGACTTACGAATCAGCAGGAAGCTGGTACGATTCAACGGTTGAGCTTATGAATGAGCGCATGGTATATGGAGCGGATGTATTCCATAATGTCGAGGTCAACGGAGCAATCCCGACCAATTACACCATCGACAAGAGCCAGCTTGCGTTGTTCGCACTCGACCCGAGCCGCATCTGCAACCGTGCGCACTGGTGGCTGCGTTGTGCCGTGTCGGCGGCGAATTTCGCTATTGTCAGCTACGACGGCTATGCGACCTCCACCAACGCCAGCAACGCTTTTGGCGTTCGCCCTGCTTTCGGTATCAAAGCCGCCTAAAGCGGCGAATCTTTAATCTCCACCCCTTGTGGGTGGAGATGATGGAGGCATCGTAGATGGGAGTACCAAAAGGTAGACGGAAAGAATCAAGGTTCGAGGCTCAACATCATTATTTCAGGCTGCGGTCAGAAATCACAACACTCATGCTTTTAGATTTTGGATTCTCCGAGGAGAAATACAGAAAAGGCATTGAGCGGTACCGGGAGGCACACCAAGCCGCCCCAAATGTAGATGAAGTCGTGGCAAGATATGAAAAGAAGTGCGAGAGCTTCAAGAAGTGGTTCATAGATAAGGAGTGCGATGCGGTGCTTGAAATCCTGCGGCGTATCGAGTGTGAGTTCACAGCCGGTAATTCGATTTATCCATCGGAGACACCGGCTAAAATTATGGAATTTTGCGAGAGGCGCAAACATGTAGATGAAGCTATCGCCCAATGCTATGTGTTAAAGCAGGAACTAAACTACATCATCAGGACACTTCCTGTCGATTTGAACAAATACGAAAGGTTTGCTGTTGAGATAGACAAACAGATTGCACTTTATAAGGGCGTTCGCCAATCTGATAACCGTTTATTGAAGCAGAAACCGAATCGGTCTAAAAAGAAAGACCAGAGTAGCAATGAGACCAAGCCCACATAATCAGGGCTGTCATAGGCCAACTTTTACTCCGTGCGAACTGGTGGCTGCGTTGTGCCGTGTCGGCGGCGAATTTCGCTAATGTCAACAACAACGGCAATGCGAACTACAACAACGCCAGCAACGCTAATGGCGTTCGCCCTGATTTCGAGAGTGCAGATAAGACCCAGAGGAGGGCAAGCACTAAACCGAAAGGAAAAGTTGTCCTTGCCGTATGGCTAAATGACAGCGGCGAAAGCCGGAGCCGCCCGTGTCGGTTTGCCCTATGTGGTGCGTTACGACAAGCCAATATCCGGGGCTTAACCTGAAAGGGAACACGGATTTTTTAAGATTATGGAAAACAGAATATCGGATATGAACGCACTATATGATGCGTTCAAAGCCTCGATGAAAGGTAGCGCATGGAAAGAAGAACCTCAAAGGTTTGAGATTGATTTTCTTTCCGAGATAACAAAGCTACATCAGGAACTTGAATCGAGAACCTATAAGACATCTCCGGGTACGGAATTTCCGCTGAATGAGCGTGGAAAAATCCGCTACATACACGGAAGCAGAATGAGAGACAGGGTGGTGCGTCATTCCCTATGTGATAACGAACTATCCCAAGCATTAAAGCCGTACCTTATCCATAACAACGGCGCAAGCCAGAAAGGGAAAGGTATCTCATTTTCAAGGGAGATGTTTGAGTGTGACCTGCATAATTATTGGCTTGAACACAGGACGAATGATGGCTATGTCGGTTTTGTTGATTTGTCAAAATTTTATGACAACATCCAGCATGAAAAGGCAAAGGCTGAAATAAATCCGAAGATAAGCGAGTTCGGCAGATGGCTTCTGGGCGAGATTATAAGCACATTTGAAATTGATGTGTCCTATATGTCGGATGAAGAATATGCAAACTGTATGGAAATGCGGTTCGATTCCGTCAAGTATCATACAGAGATAACGGACGAGCAACGCACAGGCGAAAAGTTCATGCCAAAGTCGGTAGACATCGGAGACCAAGTATCACAGGACATCGGTGTATTCTTTCCGACAAAAATTGATAATTACGCAAAGATTGTCAGAGGTTGCAAGAGATATGGTCGGTATATGGACGACATCTACATCATCGGAGAGACCAAAGAATTTGTCGAATCTGTGATTGCAGGAATCACGGAGCAGGCAAAGGCTTTAGGTCTTTTTATCAATGAGAAGAAAACAAGAGTAGTTAAACTCTCCGACACATATAAGTATCTGCAAATAAAGTATTCTCTGACGGAGACCGGCAAGGTCATAAAGCGTATCAATCCGAAATCGGTCACGAGAGAACGCCGAAAGATAAAGGCATACAAAAGGCTGCTCGATAAGGGCAAAATGCCGTATGCAGACATTGAACAGGCTGTAAAGTCTTGGATGGGGTCTTTTGCTTCCCTCATGTCAAAGAAGCAGATTAAGAATATGAAAATCCTATACAAAGAGCTTTTCGGAAAGGAGCTAACATGGAAAAAGTCAAAATCACATTCGCCAGCGGCGGCGAAATCGAAGCAGAAAAGAACGGCACCTGCTTCATCGTAGAAGAACCGTTCACGGAAGATGTCAAGAACGACCTCTCTATCGTAACTATCGAGGAGGAGGACGGCACAGTAACGGAGTTCCACAATGCAGAGCTTATCGAGTGCGCAAGCGTGGACGAGCGTTATTGGTATTCGTTCAGGGAAGTAACAGCAGACGAGCAGTTAAGGGCAGATGTGAATTATCTGCTTCTCATGCAGGAATAGGAGGTACGAGATGAACGCATACGAATTGGCAAAGAAATATTACCCGGCACTTTGGAACATTGACCGCTTAAAGAAGTTGGTTGCTGTTGGCAAGCTGACAGCGGAGCAGTTCAAGGAGATTACCGGTGAGGACTATGAGTAGCCCGATTGAAGTAGCAGCGGCTTTCAGCGAAATCAATGTCGTTCAAAGCGAACTGATTGAGGTTCAGCGCAAGGCGATAGATGGGCTGTTTGCCCTGCTATGCCAGCATATATCAGTCGAGGAAATAGAGACGATTGAGGCATACCGCCAGATGAATAAAGCCGCCGCTCTCAAAGAAGCACTCGACAGAAAGGAGGGCAACTTATGAGCGAATCGAGCTATGTGACAAAGGATGTTCACGATGAAGCTATGCGCAGGATTGATGATGAAAACCATCGTCAAAACCACCGCCTTGATGCTTTGGAGCAGACGGTCCGGGAGATTGGATCTTTGACTACATCAGTAGAGAAGCTGGCAGTCTCAATCGAGAACATGGCAAAAGAACAGATTAAACAGGGAGAACGCCTCGAAGAATTAGAGGGGCGAGACGGCGAAATGTGGAGAAAGGTTGTAGGTTATCTTGCAACCGCCATAGTCGGTATCGTAGTCGGCTTCCTGTTCCATCAGTTCGGAATGTAGAAAGGAGAAAAGCCTATGGATAACAAATGGGTTAGAAAGCTCACAAGCCGTAAATTTTGGGCTGCTGTCGCTTCCTTTGCTTCAATGATTGTCATAGCAACAGGCGGCAGCGAGAACACGGCTACACAGGTTACAGCCCTGATAATGGCTGGGGCTTCCGTGGTTGCCTACATTGTAGGTGAGGGATTAGCGGATGCAGCCAATATCGGAGCTGATACCGGGAAAGCAATCGAGGCTGAAAACGGTCTCGAAGATAATGAGGAGGTGTAGTTCCTATGGAGGAAAAGGACATCACAAGCGTAGAAGAATTGAATGAGGAGGCTCTTTCGGAGCTTTCAAATGGAAAGGGGGATGACGAAAATGAGCAATAGTTCATTAGTCAGCTATACCAAGTTAAGCCCCAATCATTCAGGGGCAAGGACACACGGCATA